GCCAAGGTAGATATGATTCTATCCAAACCGGATAGGACTTCTCCTACCTATTCTGAACAGATGAAAGAGGATTCTCTAGGAGGTCATACTCTTGGGCAGTATGGATATGCCGAGTGGGATGTGTACGAATGTTGGTTGAAGTGGCCCACTCCTGATGGGAAGTTCAAGCCCAAGATTATTGCCTCATATCATTTCAACACCGATACTCTTCTACAATCATCCTACGATACACATACCGTTATGCCATTTGCATTGGCTCGTCTCTTTTACCGGGACGATATGATTTATGGTTATGGTTTCTGTGAGACAATGTGGGCGTTTCAGGAAGAAATCAGTGAGCAACATAACCAACGGCTCGATAATAGGACTATCGCTAATACTCGTGTTTGGAGAGTGCATCCAGATTCTAAGCTTCACGCAGGTTATCGTATCTACCCTTCGGCTATGGTACCAGCGGATGAAGGGGAAATTGAAGCTTTGCAAGCCGGAGACATCTCTGCCCAAACAATTGACGACGAACGTTTCTCCCTCGAACTTGCGGAGAGACGCGCTGGCATTAGCCCTCCCATGCAAGGCGCCGGAACGGGGTCACAAGGCAAACGTGGCATTTATACAGCTATGGGAACCTTGTCCGTTATGCAGGAGGGCAATTCCAGAACCGATCTTAATACCTCTGATTTACGATACGCTCATACTAGACTTGGAAGAATTATCCTAGCTGATTATTCTAAGTATGGAGTTCGAACGCCTTTATTGGATATGTTCGGAGATAAAGCCGAAAAGATAACTAGAGCGTTAGAGGCGGTTAAGTCTAGGAGAATAGGTCTTCCAGTCTATTCTTCTACCGCTTCCGTAAATCGTGAAGTTGAGAAACAAAGCGATTTAATGCTGGTTCAAACACTGCGCCAACATTATATGGGAGTTGCCAATCTAATCGGTCAAGTTAATCAATTGATGGGCAATCCTCAGGTGAAGGAGTATTTGTTACAGGTTATCAAGGCCTCGAATAAGATTATGAAGGATGTACTTCGTAACTTTCAGAAAGAGGATGTTGATTTACTTATTCCAGAACCAAACTTAGATGAAGGAGGACAACCTAATGCAGCCGGAGCAGCAGCGGGTCCCCAACAAACTGGACAGGTTCCTAACAACCCCAACAACCTTCTTGCAATGGTTTCAGGAGGGGGACGGAGTTAAGTTTAGGAACTACTTGGATGATTATCGAAACGATATTCTAGCGAGATTGATTAAGGAAAAAGACACTGTAGAATTCCATCGTCTGCAAGGTAAATTGGAAGTAATAGACGATATTATCAAGCTTCCTGCTGTAGCCCGAGACTACATCAAAGGTCTTGCAGAAGGAAAGATGAAGAAGATATAAAGGAGAATTAAATGGAGTTTAGAAAAAAGAGTGATTTCGATAAGCTCGGAGAGGAATTGGGTCTAACTCCGGAGCAGTTGAGAACTCAGATTGCGTCTGCAAAATCTGAAAAGGAACGAGCCGATAGACTTGAAAAGGATCTATCGACTACCAAGGGAACTTTGTCTACGATGGAGAATTCTTTCACCGAAACAAAGTCTCGTTTGGATCAGTTGGAAGCCAATTCCAACCGTCGCGATGAGAAGAAGGAACCTACTCAGAAAACCTCCTTCATTGATGATGAGGATAAGGCATTCAACGAACGCTTCATGGAGCAAGCCGGTCCTCTCGCTGCTACGGCGCTGAAGGCTGCTGCCAACTCTGCGAAGATGGCCGCCAGGATGTCCTTGCAGGGGAAGCGAGTAAACACTCCTGGCGGTCCCATTTCCTTGTTAACCCTTTGGGATCGTTGGATTAACGAAATCGAAAAGGATTCTACACAGGTTCCCTATCAAACACTTGGTGATTTCCAAACGTGGATTAATCTTTTTAACTACGTTAAAGGAAAGCACTTCGATGAAATGATGGCTGAACCTAAGACCTTTATCGAATCCGTTGAGACTCATACCGATGGTCGCGTCGGTGGAGATGCCGACGATAAAAAGGAACTTAACAAGGAAGAACTTGAGGCAGTCAAGAAGATGTCCAAGTATGCCAAGCATATCACGCCGGAAACATATCAAAAAGTTAAGGAGGGGATGAAGTTCGTTAACGTCTAAAAACTCTTATGGCTATGAAAAACAGAATGCCGGGTATGGCTATGACAGTTGATTCGAATGACCCATACCCAGAATTCGAAGCGAGGCCTCTTCAAATGCCAGACTTCGTGAATCTCAAACCGAAGAATCCGTTGATGTCGTTCCGATGGGTTAATCGGTCTGTCGGGGTTCAAGGTTCTACGCAGCGTTTGGACGAAATGGTGTATGCTGGGTTTCAATTTGCCAATGTCCTAGACGTTGCGGGACCTGTATTACCCAATCTTGTTTCCAATGGTAAGATAATTCGAGGAGACTTGGTATTGATGAAGATGCCACGTAGTCAATACGAAGGAGCTTTGAAATACAATTGGAAAAGAGCGGTTGCTCGTTTGCATCCGGCTTCTCAACTGAAGACGGGACAGACGCAACTTGGAAAAGCAGTTGCATCAGCGGGTGTTCCTGCGGCCGTTGGCAGGACTCTTGCCTCGAAGCTGCAAGCCTTTCGGCCAGGGACCTCGGAAAAAACAGCAGATCCGAGTTTCTTGGAAGAAGCTGATCTACCATCTGAAAGAAAGGAGTAAGAATTGGCCTCTCAAATCATATCATCTGTACAATCCATTTCTGGGAATCAGCCACGGATTAGACGGATCATTGAAGAAGCCGGCCAGACTGCACTTTCGGGTGTTCCTGTCCAGATCAACGCCACTGATGGTGGTGTTCAGGAATGGGATGGAACAACCGTTGTTACAGGAATCGCTGGCTTCTCCAAGGAGTTTTTCAACAACTTAACCACGACTGGTGTGGCTAAACAGATCACACAAGGTACTGTACCATATCAGTCGGCAGCCGCCAACATTCAACGTCCATTCTTTGATGACGGGAGGATTGGTTTGGAAGTTGCAAATCAAGACACCGTTTTTCAAGGACAAGTCGGACCTGCTCAAACTGCATTAGTTTCTGATATTGGGAAACAATACGGAATGACTAAGGATTCCGATGGTCACTGGTTCGTTGATAAAACAAAAACAACCGTAGGGACTAACACCGTCGTTACGATTGTTAATCTCAATCCCGACGATCAGTCTGCGACACCTCGTGGCGTGTATTTTCAAGTCACGATCGGTGCAGCGCAGCCTGTAGGATAAAAGGAGACCTGACCTAACATGACAATGGTACGTGGGCAGTTCTCACAACTACAAGCTCCTGGGTTGCACGGGGAGTTTGTTCATTGGGTTGATACGCTCCAGCGTGAAGAAGAGTTTAGTCATATTCTCCACGTTGAACCGTCCGATAAGGCATTCGAGGATGAGGTAGAGTTTGCAGGTCTTCCTCCTATGCCGGAAAAGCCTGAAGGTGAAGCAACTACCTATCAGGATGCTATTCAGGGCGGAACAAAGCGATACATCAACTTCACCTACGCCTTGGGCGTTCGCTCCTCTTTTGAACTTTATGAAGATGACCAGTACGGTATCATCATGCAAGTTCCAAAAGCTATCGCGCGATCGGCTCACTTCACGAAGGAGCAGAATGCCTGGAATCTCTTTAACCTGGGTTTCACGACGCAGGTTACTGCTGATGGCGTTTCGCTGTTCAATAACCAGCATCCGCTCCTCGGTGGACCTAACGCAACATCAGTGGGGCCTGGGCTTACGAACGTCATCTCCGCGGCAGGTACGTATCCAAATCGGCCCGCTACGGATGTTGATCTATCTTTCACAGCAATCCAGCTTATGATTAATCAGTTCGAAAGACTGGTTGATTCTCAGGGCTTGCCAATTTCGATTAAACCTCGATATTTGGTTATCCCTCCAGAACTTAAGTGGATTGCTCGTGAAATCCTTGGCTCACCACACAAGCCGTATACTGCGGATAATGAAATCAATGCGCTGATTAAGGAAGATTTGCAGTACTTTATCAGCCATTATCTCACTTCCCAATCGGCTTGGTTTGCAGTTACTGAGAAGGAAGGGCATTGGTTGAAGTTTCTCGTTCGTAAAGAATTGGACGAAGACTTCTCCGATGACTTCGATACCTTCTCGATCAAGCAGCTATCCAGAATGCGTTTCTCTTTTGGCGCAACTTCTTGGATGGGCACTTGGGGATCGAACGGGCCGTAGTCTCTACGAAGTGGCATAGCCGTTCCGAGGAGGCCTTATGCCTATGATAAGCCACTCGGGGAGGGGTATAGCTCCCTGGCATTTTTGTGACAGATGCGGATACCCCTACCGAGTTTCAGATTTAAGAAGGCAGTTAGGATTAATTCTTTGTGAAACATGTTATGACAACCCCATCGCGTGGTATCGTCCTTTGATGATTCAAGACCTTTTGAACTTCACTTCGAACGAAGAATTAAGAGTTGCGGATATTCTCAAGGACAACCAAAGCGACGATATAACGGGGCTTAGTACTTAAAGGAGGATTGAATGAGTTTTCTAGGACAGCCTATATTGGGTGTTCCGACTCGCTTTCCATACGGTGTCTGCAAGAACCCCGTTGTCGCGCCTGGTGCCACTGATGCTTTGCCAGTTACCGATGCGGATATTTTTGTAACGACCGCTGGTGTGAATGCGATGACTTTGGGTACTCCGAAACCGGGATTTTATCCAGCGGGTACTGCCGTTATGCAATCCATTGGAGATCCAAGAGATGATGGGAAAAGGCTTTTAATTGTCGATGCTGGAGGTCATGCTCACACCATTACCACAGCGGCGGGTAAAATTGTCCCCGCTCATCACATCCTGACCTTCGGTGGAACTGCTGGAAGCTGGGTTCTTCTTGAAGCGTTTAACGGTCTTTGGTACATCATCGGTTCACTCGGTGTAACAGCGTCGTAAGGAGAGCTAATGGCATTCGACTTTCAATCAAACCCGTGGACTCTTAATGCGGCGGATGTACCTGCGCAACTAACCATCTCAGCGGGTGGTATTGTACAGGTATCTCCGTTAACTCCTGGAGCTGTTAAGATTACCTTTACAGGTGCTCACGGACTGCTCGCAGGACAATTTATTACTGTGTTTGGTAATAGTGCTGGGAGATTCGGCGGTTGGTATAAGGTTATTGCCGTTATCGACACGACACATATCCTTTGTGCTAATCTTTCCTCTCCTTCTAGTGGTAGGCCGTTTAGTACCACTCTCGCTGCTGATGGTGGGGGAACTGTTATCCTCAATCAATGGCAGTCGAATATTCGAGCAGAGGATATTTCCTGGCAATCACCTACAACCTTAACCTCAGATACATTAGTACTACGTGATCGTAACGGAGTTACTAAATGGTCTGCGTCTGCTGGTGCAACTGCTATAACAGGCAATGCCCAGAATCGCGGTAAGATGATGTGGTTCAACGGATTGTCAGTTGATACCATTTCAAGTGGTTCAGTATACGTAACGGTGAACTAGTGGATATGGGGTTTCTAATTGTCTCTGAAGGTGGCGATGGCCTTGGACTTGCAATTCGTTTAATGCAAGAAGGCCATCGTACCTCTATGTGGATTAGAGACCCTGTTTGTGAGGTTCGCGGAGATAACATTGTCTCTAAGGGAGAGGTACCAGAGTTTAACCCCACTTATGTTGCTGATTGTACTGGCGCTGGTGCTCTTCTTGATACTTACCGTGACACTGACCGTCGAACGTTCGGAGGCTCGAAAGTTGCAGATAATTTGGAAGCGGATAGAAAGTTCTCATCCCACATCTTCGAACAGTGTGGAATAGCTCAGCCTAAGCAGATATCCTTTTACGACTGGGAAGATGCGAAGGAGTTTTTAAAGAGTGCCGAATCCGATACTAAGTACGTTTTCAAACCAGAAGGTAAGTTCAGCGGTAATTTACCTTCCTTCGTACCCCATGATAATGACGAACTCATTGGGCAGCTCGATCATTTTAAATCCATCATTGGAGAAGGAGAGCCTGAGTTTATACTACAGGAGTATATCTCAGGAACATGTATCAGTTCAGAGGTATGGTGCGCCAAGGGAAAAATAATAAATCCGACGAACCATACGTTAGAAAGGAAACAATTTTTAAATGGTGATATCGGACCTTCTGGAGGCTGCACTGGGAATATTGTTTGGGCTTGTCGTGAAGAGAGTTGTGAACTCTGCGGTAATCTCGCTTTACTCAAGGATTTTCTCGAAGAAACGCAATGGACAGGCCCAATTGACATCAACACCGTAGTGGATAAAGAAGGTAAAAGCTACGCTTTAGAGTTCACACCGAGGCTAGGATATGATGCATTTCCAACCTTCCTTCTGGGCTTATTTGAGGGAGACTTCGGAGCCTTTATCAACCAATGTTGCAGGGGTGATAATGGAGACCAGCCGCTCAGAGAAGGCTATGCTGCGGGGATTAGGATTAGCCTTCCACCGTGGCCTTCCGAGGAATTTCACGGACAGGCAGGTATCAAACTTCGTGGACTACGCCAATCTAGTTTCGACAGATTCTATCCTTACGAAGTGGGTTTTCAAAAGGATAGTTTTGTCTCAAGCGGCGGTCTTGGCATCCTCGGGGTCTGTGTCGGACATGGAAAAGACCCTGAAGAGGCTTTCGGAAATGCGTACTCCGTAGTTAAGGAACTTGAGATTCCGGATATGCAATATCGAACCGATTTCTTAGAGGTTTTTAAAAAGGATCTAATGATGCTTCGTCGTGCATATAACGTGGAGTTTGCGCGAGCTTAGTGTTCAGAGAGTGAACGTTAAATATGCCCTTTCCACCAACATTCACAAACGTTTGGGATATAACACAGCCGTTTGATACGGAGCTGGCGAATCTTCTTGGGCAAAATATCCGTGATTTAAAAGATGACATCATGCAGAGGATGTCTCTTTTGTCCGGAGTCTTAGCCAATAGACCGACTCCAGAAACTGTGGACGCTACGTGGGGAGGTTCTGGTTTTGGTATCCTTTTCTTCGCTACTGATACAGGTCAGGTCTTTCAATGGAATGGAGCCGCTTGGGTATCCATTTCAGTAGCGTCGGCGAAGTTTTCCGATCTAGTAGTTCATACTTCGATAAATCCGACTACTGGTACCATTATAGGATCCTCTTTAACAATACCTGCGAATACAATGCAGGTCGGTTCCATTATTGAAGTATCCGCTAGAATGTCATGGGGTCCTGATACTGGTGCTACTACCATTAATCCGTTTCTAAGACTTGGTGGTACGACGATTACGTTGCCAGTTAACCTCTTGAATACGAATGGGTCTTTGGTAATAAAGGCCTACTTCTCGATAACAGGTTTGAATTCAGAGATTGGTTTCCTTCAATACGCATCAGCTACTCCGAATCCTGGATTCAATTCGTTTTCTATTTTGTATGCTGGAACTGATGTAGCTGCGAATGCGTTTACAATTCAAGACGGTTTGACTATTAACGGTTCCACAAACACAACGTTTGCTTTTAGTTATCTAACTGCTACGGTTAATATTTAATGCCTCCTTTTCAATCACGAGCGCAACAGGCACCTTCAGAAGAGATGCCAGAACAGGCTATGACTGGCCCGTTTGGGGGTGTGCAAAGTGAACTCCCATTGGACGCGATTGAGGATCTTGGTTTTGCTGATTCTACTAATGTATTATTTCGTAAAGGTGTGGCTTATCTACGTCCTGGATTCACACTTCTTACAGAGTTTCCTATTGACCCAGGAGACCCGATTCTGGGGATTGCGGATTTCTTTAACGCAAATGCGGATCGAATTCAAACAGTTATAACTCAACATCATCTTTGGAAGTTTATATCCGCAAGTGAAACTTGGGTTGAGATTACTGGGTCAGGTTTTACAGGAGGACCGACAGATACCTGGGCATGGGATGTTGTTGCGAATAAACTTTGTTTCTCACAAGGAGTCGATCTGTTATGGCTTTGGGATGGTATAAGCTCTACCTATGTCCAAGCCTCGGCTTCAGCTCCTGCGGCATTTTTCGTAGCTGAGATTGGTTTTCACTTGATGACGCTAAATATAACGTTGGCGTCTCAATACCTCTCTCAGGGGTACGCATGGAGTGGAATCGGTGATCCTACAGATTGGACCAGCTTTTCAAGCGGGAACAATAATATTCTCAATAATCTCGGACCTGGGCAAGGGCTCCTTAAGCTTGGTCAATATGGTTACGGGTGGCATAATTGGGGAATTGTCCAAATCCAACCTACAGGCCTTGGGGCAGAACCATTTTACTTTACTGCAATTGCGAATTCTAATGTTGGCAATATTTGCCCCAGAAGCCTTGCAAGATTCAATAAAGACGGTGTAGAATGTGCGGCATATGTGGGGAAAGATAATGTCTACATTTTCAATCAGTCTTCTGTCATACCTATTGGTGATATGCCTATTGATGGTAGACGTAGGCTTGGCGCACGTAGCAGAATATTTTCTGACCTGCTTACTGCTGATGCTCTTACAGCCTATGGGTTTGTAACGCAGAATATTGGAGGTCAAATCTACAACGCCTATTGGTTGATTATACCGGGAGTCTCGATTTGGTGTTATAACTTTGACGAGGGTAATTGGACGAATTTGAGGTTCAATCCTTTGCCCACTCCTGAAGTAGGATGAGATGGGTAAACAAATTGTATCTGGGTTGTTTTTCTGGCAAAGAGGTATTCGTATTAAGGATTTAATTGGAACAATCATGCAACAGTCTTGGACTCCTGCCAATCTAAACACGACTCCGTTATTTGACGGGTTCGCTATTGGTTATGATAATGGGAACTTGGCGTTTATTGATTTCTCGAATAATTCTGAATTAGATGGACAAGTCCTTTCGGGTAAATTGATCTTTCATGATCGGAGACATTCACATAACATTAAGAAGTTTCGTCTGGTTGTTCAGGATAATGGACCAGCCGAGTACATTGTTACGGTTACTAATAACCTTGGAGATTCTCAAACGCAAATTGTTACGTTGGGGACCGGTTCTGGAGATTCCATTTCGACAGTGTTGACGTTTGATGTTTCCGGTTTAAGACTTCAATATATGGTAACAATGACTGCTGGTATGCCTGGTGGGATCATTGAAATGGCTCCGATGTATATCGAATGCGGAGAGCAGAGAGGAGGGTCACTTGAATGAGAATTGCTCCAAACTTAAACATAACAGGCCCTCCAAGAGCCACAGACAGTTGGATATCGCAGTTTATTCAGATGTTGAAAAACATCTACAACAACTTGGCTCAGGCTATAAATGGGAATCTAACCTTTGGAGATGGAACATTCGCAGATAACATGTTGAATGCGTGGGTTAATACAACCACGCCAGCAACTCCGAATACGGATTTCACAGTGACGCATAATCTTGGTAAGATACCAGCGGGGTATATTGTAATGGAAAAGGATCGAGCCGTCGATGTTTATACTGGATCGGTACCTGCAACCGATACTCAGCTCACCCTTCGGGCAAATACTGCTTCCGCAGTTATTCGCCTCTTTATTATTGGCATTTTGCTTGTATTGCTGTCACCAGCCGTTAGGGCCCAAGGTGACTATTTCCATGATATTGCGCTTTACAATCGTGGCAACGCAAACGCTGGAGTTATTGCTTCGCCTCTTATCACTGTGTGTCTTGGAGTTCAAAGTCTTACTGTTATACCTTGCGCGGGACCTACTGCGATTTTCTCATGCCCTGCGGTTGATATGACATGTCCGCAAGCGAATCCTTTTAACGGGGATTTTAATGGGAACTTTTCTTTCTGGGCTCTTGCTTCGCAAACATATACCATTTCGATTCAAGGTGTAGGGGTTAATGGGTTCAATTACTATTACACCGCTCCTATAGTTTTTGGAGGTCAAGGAACCTTTAGTGATATAGTTAGTGCATCGGCTAATCCTGCGCAAAGCGGTTTTATCCGAATGGCCACGTTCGATCAGATCTGTTGGAGGAATGCTGCCAATACGGCGGATATTTGTATTAATAAGGATGGATCGGACAACTTGTTTTTCGGTGCACATCAGTTTCCTTTTCTAGATACAACCAATGCTTGGCTTGGTAGTAATCTATTTACTACAGGAAATCTGTGTGTTACTGGAGGATCCTTTAGTGACTGTTTCTTGGCGACTCCATCCGCTTTTAGATCGGTTTCTATGCAGGACGCCTCTGGAACTATGGCGTTATTGGAAGTATCACAGTCATGGGCAGGGTCTCCGCAAATATTCAACATGTTGGAGTGGAAGTCAGGTACTGTAAACGCTGCAACTTTGGCTCATGCGAATACTGCTCCGAGAACCTATACCTTTCCAGACTTAACTGATAACGTAGTTCTTCGTAGTTCAACGGATACGTTGACGAATAAAACCCTGACAACTCCAGTTATAAACGGAGCTACTACTGGAACTGGTGTTCAGGGTACTGATATTCGTTTATTGTCGGGCGGTTCTAATGGAGCGTCTGGAGCCATTCTCTGTAGAGACTCTCTTGGAGGAGCAGACGCCTGTGGTACAGGACACACGTTACGAGTAGAGGAATCTCACGCTGCTCCAGGATGTACCACAGGTTCTTCTTCTTCTTTTGATTCGTGTACCTATACATTAACTTGGACAGTTCCTTTTCCAGATGCGAATTATGGCGTTACTTGCACAGCTAATGGAGCTGGTTATAATCAAGGAAGTGCTGGTCTTAATAATGCCAATTTCATATACACGACAACTAAACTTGCTGCTTCCGTTAACATAACCATTCAAAACGGTCGTGGCGCCTCAGATTCCCCTACAGAGGTCGATTGCACAGCGATTCATAACTAGGAGAGACGGATGCGTAGAATACTAGCCCTTTTGGTTTTTATACTGTTTTCCAGTGTTCCTTGTTTTGCTTTCGGTAACGTTTCGTCCACAATCGTAGATACTGATGGACAGGCTTGGGCTAATGGGACATACACTTGGAACTTCGTTCCTAATGGAAATGGTCCGTTTACTCATAATGGAGCTCTATACGACCCAGTTCCAATAAGTGGTACCTTGGATGCGACAGGACATTTTTCCGCTGAGATTCCTGGTAATGATGCAATAACTCCTTCAGGATCTCATTGGAAGGGTACGATATGTTCTGCTGCTTCTGGGACTTGTTACATTACCGATCTATTTAGTTTTACTGAGACTCCTAGTCAAACGATTACAATAACTCCTCCTGGTATTAGGGTAAGTGCCTTGCCTGCCGTTAATGCATATCAGGATGCTGAGGTTAGTGCTCAGAGAGCAGGTCAAACATATTTCAATCTGACTTCTGGAACTCTTCGAGTTTGCCTTAGTGTTGATCCTGCTGGGGCTGGATGTACCAATTGGGAAGATATTTCTACCACTGGTGGTGGTGGAGGAACAGTTCCAGGAGGAACTTCAGGTGATATACAATTTAATTGCCTAGGAGCTTTTAATAATGCTGATTGTGTTTCATCCGGAGCGGTCGCCAATATAGACGGGAGCGGAAACATAACACTCTCTTCCACGGCTA